AAATAAGCACCTGCGAAAATTGCCAGCATTTCGAACAATTTGACCATACTAACAATGTTTGCGCTAAAAGGAAGATGTTGGTCGATGCGAATATTTTTAATTGTGAATATTACAAGCCGAGAGGTAAAGAATAAAAATGCTAAATAAACCTCCAAAATCTTTAGTAGAATTATGCGAATCTTTTATAGCGAGTAGATATTCGCTCTTCAAAGAACGTTTAGAATGTTTACCCGAAGATTTAAGAGGTGAAATCCAGAATAAAGTTAAGCCTAGGATGCAGATAATTGATGGAAGATATTATGCTATAGAGGAATTGCCACGATTCTTAGGTGGAGATTGGGGAAGTTACCGAAACTAAAGCTAAACCAGCCGAGTGGAAGAACGGCTGGTTCGAGTCTGTCTAACGATGCTAAGTAAATATGAAAAACTTAGCGTTGCGATGTCATGAAGATAATTAGACAATTGTTATTGTATATTAAAACGCGAGAAAATCAATGCAAACAAAAATAAAATCTAAAAAATCAATCTTAACTATCAAAGAATTTTTACGAGCAATTATTTTATCAATAGTGGTAGTAATATGCGTTTCTACATTTTTCTTTTTTGTTGACTATTCAAGCAAATCAAACTTGAAAGTATGCTTTACCCCTGCTGAGAATTGCTCTTATAAAGTAGTTGAAGAAATCAACAGCGCTAAAAAATCAATATATTTGCAGGCATACTACTTAACGAGTGAGCCAATCATCACTGCATTATTTAAATCCCAAGAACGTGGAGTTTCCGTGTACTTTATTCTCGACAGGCAGCAGAGAAAAAGCAAATACCTCCCAGAATTTATAAAGCATAAAATACCCGTATTTTTCAATAAGAAAGCTATAATAGCTCACAATAAAGTTATCATTATCGATGGCGTTGAGGTTATCACTGGTTCTGCAAATTTTACAGATGCGGCGCAATACAGTAATAACGAGAATATAGTTTTTATAAAAAACTCTGGGGTGGCTAAGAAGTATTTAAACAATTGGAAATCTGAAGCTTTTGAGTAGGGAGTTACTTTTTTAATTGCCCCACTAATTGATGCAAAATCTCATTACTACGAGACTGGTTAGCATTCATAGTCTCTTGCTTTTGATCTATCCTATCTAATCTTTGGTTAATTCCGTGACTTAGTTCCTCATGATATACCTTGTGGGAATCTACATAGCGGTTAAATTCAACCGCCTCCAGCTTGCTTTTTAACATGTCTTCATGAGATTTAAAATTTTCCATTATTTTCTTATGGATAATTCTTCCCATGTAACATAAGCAAATCAATAAAGCCGCAAGCAATGATATAAATAATGTCCCAACGACACCAAAATCATGCCCTGAGAATAAAGTCATTATGCTATCCATGATTCTTACCTTCGCAGATAGATTCATGGGTATCTATATGATTTAAAATTTGCAAATTAAAATGGTAAAGGGCTTCCTTATTTTTAGACAAAATGGATAACTCTGAGGAAGTTATCGAAATAGGTTTGTCGTAAATACAATAATCATGGATTATTTTCGTCCTGTACGTGTTTGCGCAACCTATCAATAACAGCATCAGCGCTAAGATGGTTATTATCATTGTCAATGTTGTTAATCTTTTGTACATTATCTATAGTCTCGCTCAAAGCTCTGTTATCTTCTTCTAGTTCTTTGTTCTGTTCTTGCTTTATCCCCTTTGACTTCCCAAGGAAAAATATCGCAAGAACACTAATAATAAATGCCCCTAGCGTCCCTAAAATTTTAAGAATTTTGCTCATTATCAATTCTCCCAATTCTTTGTTTCGTCGGAACTCCTAACAGTCCCAAAGCCGCTCCATATCCAATAGCTATCAATTCAACAGCCACCGAATCAACTTTGTGGAATAATGCAAAACAAACGGCTATTATCAATAGCACTGTCGTTACAAATCCCACGATTAAAGCTAATAATATTTTAGGGCATTTGTCCCCGTTCACATCAGCTAATAATCCGTAAGGCATTAGCTCTCCGCCCTTTTAATCCAACCCTTTTCATATTTAGGATTTCTCATGTCAATGTATCTCTTAACAACCAATTCCTTAAATTTACTTAAAAGCATGTCACTATTACACATATTAATAGCTAATACAGTCTCATCGCCTACTACCCCATCCTGAGAGATATAAGCCATTCCCATTTTCTTGCGCAAGAAATTAATTGATATCTGCATTATTATGACTGCTCTATTAGAGCCAATGGGAGAAACCGCGGTATCGAAAAATTTATTAGCTATCTTCTGGCTATTAATCTTATCGCCTTTTATTTTTCCCCAATATTCATTTCGGTATATTTCCTCTGCATCTTCTTTAGTCAAATTCTTGATATCTAAACTTGGATGATATTTCTTGCAAATTCCCCATTTAGTTTCGCCACCAGCATCATCTCGATCATTTGTATATCCACCGTCAGGATCGCCGCCAGTTTCATTTTTAATCGTAATTTCAAAAGCTTCTTCAAAGTTAGCCATAAATCAAATTTTACTATATATACCAATGTATTCAAACAAATTTAACTATTCCTTAAGGTTTGACCTTCAAGTATTCCAAAAGATACTTAAACGCCTCTTCCACGCTCCTAGCTATAACATACTTGTATTTTACAATCCCGCACAATGATTCAAATTCCTTTTGAGTCTCTTGCTGCTTCCCTTTATCGCTCTTAAACTCTAGCCATAGCCCGTGATAATCCTCATTAGGAATCATTACGAAGACGTCTGGAACTCCAGCCTTTGTCCCCATTCTTTTAAGTTTTACCCCTTCAGGACAATACCACTCTCCCTTTTTATTTCTCTTCCTGATCCTGCTACCGCCATTTGGTATATGGAAAACAAAGTCGGAAACTTTTTTATACCTGTAGCGTAGCTCCTCAAAAAAAGTTATTTGTATGCTTTCTTCTAACTGCATTATAATTTCTACACGCCATATTCTTGGATTACGCTATAAGCACTACTCGATGTTAAATATACGGTTAATGGCATCGTAACGTTTAGCCCAGCATATGGACCATTAGGATTAGGACCAAGAATTGTCACGCCGGTATTTGTATTTAAAGTAACAGTAATGTTTTGCGCTGAAAAATATATTTTTTGAGTCCACTGCCAATTTGTAGGTACGATTCCACCGTTTAGAAGAGTCAAATACGTAATTAAATCACTAGCCGTCGGGAAAGTTAAAGTATAGTTTCCGGAAACAATTAGCGGACCTCTCCATAAATCTGCAGCGGCTATATTTGAATTAGATGAATACGTAACAGGGGAAGCAGTGCGTTTCGGGTAGGAATCAATAGTTTTCCCAGCCGCCCAAGTTCCCGCAGACGTTCCAATTCCTGCGCAAACAACTTCAGCTTTTTCTCCGGGAGCTACTCCTATTATAGTTGTTGCTCCGTAATTTTTTATAAGCATTGCCGCCGTTCCAGCATTAACGAAAATAAATGGGAAACCCGTAGTTAAAGTTGTCGCATCTGGTAAAGTTACCGTGGCAGTGCTGCTACCGGTAAAATATTGTATGCGCGCACTAGATACGCTTAATGCTAATGTTGTATCTGAGAAACTGTTAAGGTTTCCTATCGCGTTATTAACCCATGTATTAGCATTGCTATCGCGTTTCATGTATGTGGAAGGTGTAGCAGCCGTTGCATTGGCGACGCTAGTAACCGATTCCGGTCCATTGAATTCTGCTGTTTGTCCTGAAGTTCCGCTTAAAGATGTTAGATATGTATTAGTATCTAAGGAAAAAACACCGTCATCAGTCATTTTAACGAAAGCTGCCGCAGAATACGTTAAGGAAGACAGAGAACCTAAGTTATTGTTAGTCAACAAATAATTAAGCCATACTCCAGCAGTTGTACTAATATTAGTACATTTAATAGCCCTAATTTCTCCAGGATGCATAATGACTAATGTCGTATTTGCAAAATCTTTTAAGGTCAAATCTACTGAGCTATTATTTATAAATAAATAAGTTCTATTTACTTTTAAAGTAGTAGCATTAGGAAGTAATACTGTTAAATATCCTCCTCCTGAAAATAAAATAGTATTAGGATCGCTAGCTTGCAATACTAATGTTCCCCCTGTAGATCTACTCTTTAAATTTTCTACTAATGAATTGATTTGGGTATCTCCATTAGCATCTCTCAACATATATGTTGAAACATCAGCAGAACTAGTAGCACTTTTAGTACTTCCTATTTCTGTAGTATCAGTAAATTCTGCGACTTGGCTTATGGTTCCAGTTCCTGTAATTGGATTAGTTAAAGTTGCTTGAGCTCCCTGTAAATAACTAAATTCAATATCATTTCCTTTCCATGTGGCATCGTAAATACTGCCATCTAGGTTTAAATTACCCGTTAGAAATGAGTTAGTACTGTAATCTCCATCATCAGCAGTCACTGTTTTAATCTTATTAAAAATAATTAACTCTCTAATTTGAGAATTAGCGACATAATTTGCTGGCTCTCTAGCAGTATTACCTAGCATGATTTCAGCGGCTACAACTCTAGTTCCTGTCGCTGTGTTGGTGCTTCCTAATTGAACATTATTAATATAAATGCTATTTGCGCCATTAGTTAAATCAATATTCAATTTAATTATGTATTCCGTGCCTTGTACCGGGGTGAAAGCACCCCAGTCTATGACCGCAATAGCTCCCGCTCCAGTGCTTGGGTAAATATCAGTAACTAACTCCCCTGTCGTTGTGTGCCTAATCGTTATAAGATTGTTCCATGTTTCGTAAGTTCCATTACTGAATAAAACATTAGCTAATGCTGGTGACCCGCTATATAGAGCCGTCCACTTGAACCATACCGCTCCCACCATAGAAAACATGTTGCCATCTAGCCCGCTATAATAAAGATCGGTAGTCCCAGATGACCCATCTAACTTCACCCCGGGTTGTAAATAAGTTACCCCCCCCTCTGAATAAACATCCGTACTGCCAGTAGCTAAATCAGGAGTTCCGTCTTTATTAAAAGAAACAATAAAGATTGCATCTTTTATCGCGGTATTGGATATGATAGATTTTTTAGCCGCAATACCTCCTTGAGTAGTAATAGACCCGTAAACATTTTCATTGTTAACGCTAGCTTCGGTCGTATCTAATATTGCAGTTTTCCCATTATTTCTATTGTTAACATAAAAGTTAACTGGGAAATAAACTTCGCCGATGCTAGCTCCTTCAGCTACGGTAGAGCAGTCATCAACTCCTGATAAATCTACAACGCTAGTGGCGTCAGCCGCTAAAACTTCACCGATTACCTTAGACGCTATTATGTTAAGCGTGGAACCCGTATGGGCTGTAATTGCTGTAGAATCAAGATATTGTATATAAAGAGCCTCTACGACATTTAACCCTTGGCTAGCCGCAGCAGATATGGGAGCCAATATTTTTTCGCTTTTAACATAAGAATTTCCGGCTGTTCCGCTTTCTGCAAAAGTGATTGGGCACGAACAAGTAGCGCATATTAAATAGGAATTATTCCCTAATTGAATCGTGCCAGCCCCGGCGAATGTTACGTTTGGAGCATAGACCCCGACATAGCTTGGAATGCTGAGGGTAGTAGTAATTGTCTCTATCTTGGCGTCTTGGCAGTATGCTACAAATTTGTTGGTAGAAGTTGGAGACAGAGCAGCAGCTTTACTTACTGCATTATATACCGTATCCAAAGCCGCATTCAAATACAGCCCCGTTCCAGAGCTAGACCCAGCCTCAGCCCAGTAATAAATTTGTTGTTGCGGAATATCAGAAGCTCCAGCAATATCAACCATAGTTGCGAAAACGTTAGTGGCAGACGGGGTGTTAGCGCCATTTATAGCATTGTATTGATCTAAATCTGTATGCCATCTATTGTTGCCATCCCCTCCTTGAACTGCGTTCAAATCGTTATGATTATAAATCATTGGCGAGTCAAAACTTGACGCAAAATCATTACCATTTGTTGATATGGTTATTGTTACATCACCAGTATGATATGTTTGAGCAAAAAGAATTAATCCTATATTGTCGGTAGAATTACTTGAAAATTGACCTTCAACAATTGGAAACCACACTGTAGGAGAAAGTTCGGTATTTAATTTTTCGCTGCTCACAGATGTAAATAATAATCTCCAAATTTTAAATGCCGCCGTAGATTCGTTAACGTAAGCAGATGGAACGGTTATCGTTGCTTCAGTTGCAGAAGTATATTCAGTTATTTGATATATGCCTGTATCTGTTTGTAAATATGAAGCCTTGTCAACTGACGAATCTGCATCAGTAGATTCAAAAACACCGCCCGTAATTGTTGCAGTTCTAGTCGTTCCGCTTCCGCTGGTAGTAATCGTATAAGTTCCGCTTTGAATTATTTTAAAATAGTTAGATATTAAATAGGAATCATATTCGCCACTTTGCATCGCATAATAATACCCTTCCCACCTTCCACCGTTTATTACAGTAGTTCCAATACTTTCCGGGTATAAATATGCAGCAATCGCGGCAGTAGATATTGAGCTGGCATTTACAACTGCGCTAATATCTTCTTGTGTGGTTATCTGCGGAGTTTTTGATAATGTTTTTATTGATATGGCATTGCTTGCGCCAGAAGCTAAGATAATTGTTTTGTCTAAAAAGAATGTAATTCCTTGACCCACCGTAGTATCAGAACTTGAATTTATCCATTCCGCACCATTATATTTTAACGTTTCTCCTGCTGCCGGATCTGATATTACTACTGGCGTTACTGTTACGTTTTTAACAAACGCAGTAGACGCCGGCTTGTCTGAATCATCTGAATTAGCTTGCGTTGTTACTGTGACCCCATCAGGTATGGCAGTTATTGTAACAAGCTCTTGATCTGATGAAGTGCCTACTAGGCTACTTGCCGTTAAATTATTCATCGCCAGCGAAGACCCAGATTCCATTGTTAATTTACTACCACTACCAAAAGACTTAGAACCTGTCACGCTTTCCGTTCCAGCTAAGTGCATTACGGCATCATCATCAGCCTTGGACGCATCTAATTCATTAACGGCTCCTACTATTGTTTTTTCAGTAGTAGAAAAGGCAGTATTTGAACCATCTCCTAGGTTAATAGCTGTAGTTACATTAGCGTCTTTCAAGCCTCCCGTAATAGTGGTTGCCAGCGAAAACGTCTTAGCCCCGGTTGCAGTCTCTGTTCCTACTAGGTGCATTGCAGCGTTATCATTAGCTTTAGTAGACAATCCGGTATCTACATACGCAGTTGTTGCTAATTTTGTCGAACCATCTCCTTGCGTTTGAGTAACACCTTTTGTTCCGTCCGGGAGAGTGGTGCTGCTTGAAAAAACCCCAGAGCTATTAGTTTGTACTATACCATTTGCTGTATTTAAAACTGGAATTTTTATTCCGCTTGAATTATTTAAAGGGGAAACATTTGTCCCGTCAGTATCCCATAAAGTATCGCTGGCGCTTGCCGTCCAATTGGTGCCATTCCATGAGATATCATTACCTTCAGTAAATGATTGCCCTGTATTTGTTTTTGTGGGATCGTTGTCTGTGACGGATGCTGCTACGGTATATTGCCAGCCAACTTGAACTTCTGCTAAAGTGGGAAAATCTGAAGCAACGAAAATATATCCTTTGAAGTATTCTTGGGAACCACCACTTGTTATGGCTCCCAATAAAGATGCTAATAGTGACATAAGTTACCCATGCTTTTAATTAAATCGTTCGAATAAATATTTATTCGTATGTGTAACTGATGCCAGTTAAGATGCTAGAAACTTCCTAGCAAGTGACAAGCGATTGTTTCGCTAATGTTTTACGTATTATAAATTTCTACAAATCAATTTAATTGTAACATCTGATGTTTGAGTTGTATCAGATACTAATTTTATTTTTTGAAAAGCGGCACCATCAATAGGAACCATTGGATAGGCTACACTTGGCAAAACTTTTATTTTCATTTGAATATCTGAAGTTAAACTAGGAGAATAAGCCTGTTTAAATTCCGTTCCATCCCAAATATAAAAATATAGATAGCTTCCAATTAATCCGGATGGAGTAGAAATGCAAATAATATTTGCGCCCCCTAAATCAGCTTCGGATGATATTGTTTCGCCAGTTAAAATAGTCACTTCTCTATCAAAGGTTAGCTTTGATTGAAACGACCCGGATTCTGGATATGTTGGTGTTCTTAATGTCATAAATTTACCTCTATTTTGCCTTTAAATCATTAAAATTGCTCTTCCCAGCCTAATATTCTAAATATAAATTGATTAGCTATGGTGCCGCCTGAATTTAACTGTACTTTAAACCAGACTTGCCTATTTGTATCAGTAAATATATAATCATTTTCTGATATATCAATTCCAGCTGTTGTTGTCGAGTTAAACGAAAAAATGTTTTTCCCTCTGAAATTATCAATAATATAGTCATCAACAAACATTGGCTCCATCGTATAAGCACCTGCCTGATTATTTTTCATATCGTTCACTCCATAGCTTACATAAGCTCCTGTCACAACATCAGGTGGGGTTTCTAATTGTATCGTTGTTTTCGTATTTGCTGTATAAGTATATGCATTAGCAAATTGCTGATGATCTACCCAATAGAACTTATTCTTTACCTGAACATACCCTTTAATATCAACAGGAGAGCTTGCCCCATTTCTAATAGATCCTATTCTACGGTAATAAACAAAATTAGTCGCATCAGCTAAAAGATTTACCGCTGTAATACTAGTATCGAATCCGAAATCAATAGTTCCGTCAATCTTTCCAATTATAAACATGTGATACCACGCATCATCAGTCAAAGTTAATGCACTAGGAAATCCGCCGTTTCCGGATCCCGTCGTCCACACTGCATTTAAATATTTAACAAAAGCGACTTTATTTTCTAATACAACTGTTTTTGTACTATCTGTGCAATCCCCGATTTTAAAAGTAATCCCAAAATAATCTGTATGTTCCGTTTCTAAATCTACGTATGGTCTTAGCATCTGCTGCCTTTCAGCTGATAATCTAAAAACAGACCCATCATAAAATAGCGTAGTTAATCTTCCCGCTGGTATTTCTCCACCAATTAAAATATTTCCATTATAAGTCAATATGTTTTTAACTCCGATCCCGTTTACATTTATTGAAGATGTCGTTGTGTTTGTATTTCCTGCGACAAATTTTACCACCATACCTTCATAATATGACGGTGGGCACTTAAGCGAACCTAACGGAGATAATAAATAGCTGTTAGCGGATCCGGTGTCTGTATAATAAGCTCCAGCAGCACTATAAACTGAAATAGCTTTTGCAAGCTGGTAGGCATCTGCTTCAGATAAAGCAATGCCAGTAGAAGTAACGATATTTTTTTCTTCGCTTGCCATGGAATTGCAATCTTGGTAATAAAATTTAGAACCTAAAGACTTGGTATCAATATCTCTCATAATTTTCTCTTTTTTTAATAAAAATTAATATGAAACTGATACCAGTTAAAAACTAGGCAAGTCTAGTAGTGACAAGCGATAACTCGCTAATACTTAGCTATTTATTTAAAAAATCATTCCTAATTCATACACGTAAACTAATTTTACATCTGCGGGCTTTAATTTTTCAAATATTCGTATCATAAAATTATTGTCTTCGCTAAACGTAAAATCGAAAGTACTATCAAAAGTATTTTCAGGAGCTTCCATCCCTAAAAACTCAATTATCATTACAAATCTTAGCTGTTCTGGAGATAAATTCAAGAAATAAAAATCGAAAGTATAATCAAAAACACTAACATCAAAATAATCAATCGGATGAATTATTCGTATTGAATACCCAAAAAGAGCAGCTAAGTCTATCCAGTCTTGCTCAGTGTTCAAATTCATTTTAGCTAATTTAGCTAAAACTTGTTTTTGTCTTTGCTCAATAGAAACATCGTTAGTAAAACAGTCATCTGGTATTCCTAGCGCGCTTTCCCATATATCCAACAAGTTAACTGTAGTATCGACTTTGTATTCGGTGGATAATTCATAAAGCTTGTTCTGCTCCCTCGTAAATTCCTGCGCTAATGACGCTAATAATTTTCTTAAGTTGGAATCACTTATATTTTTAGACGCATACAAATCTCCTACAGGTAAATAATTAGCTAATACCTGAGTATTAGTATCAAGTGAGTTAGATTTAAAATCCTGCTTCATGGGAAAGTACATCCCCCATAAGTAGCCAACTCTCCAGTGGCGCAAGTAATATCCCCAACAGGAGAAGTTAAAGAAAATGCTGTCACATATTTCCCTGTGGCTGGATCAACGCTTTGATAGATTGCCGATTCATAAGCATATTGAGACAAATCCTCTCCAACGCTTGGAACTTCTTTGAACATCTGCTTTAAATTAGCAATTATAGCCTGCTGCATTGTAGCTGTGTTTGGAGTTAGCGCTGAGAAACTAAAAGATACAGGTACCGGCGTCGGAGCCATAACAATAATATCTTCAGGATCGCGATCAGCTGGCTTAACTTCTAATAACTTATTTTTGACGTTATCAACTTCGACAGAAGACGGAATAACATCATCATCTGACATTGTAAAGTATATTGTTATTTGCCCGATGTCTGGAGTTATGCTTTGAACAAAAACCCTATCAACACCATTAACTTTTCTGCATTGAGTAACTATAAATGATTCGTTCCAATAGCTTATTGGATTTTGATAAGCATATAAATATCTAGTTCTGAAAGCATCATCTGTTTCAGCATCAGTACCTCCCGTAAGACCTTCATATTGCACATAAGCAGAAGAGTCCACGCCAGAAATAGGAGTTACAATATTTAATTCCGTTCCGCTATCTAAATTAGTTTCTTCTCCGTACGATGTCGCTATTATTTCAATACTTGCAAAAGTATATGACGCTAGTATTGTTCCGGTAGCTGGAGTTATCGGAGCTCCAGAGACGGGATAATTAAATTTAGTCGTGGACGTAACGGTAATATCGGCAGTTATATTATACTCGCTTTGTGCTGCTCCGCTAATTGAAACTGACGCTCCATCCACAAGGTGGTGGACGTCGGCAGTCGTAGCGTAAGCAATACCATCACTTCTAGTCAACGTAGCAACACTCACAGATTGAGCGGCTATTTTAGCATCGCTTAACGTTTTATATTGGATATTAGAATCTGTGGAAAAAATAGTTCCAGCCGGAATAGTAATCCCCGCAACACCAGCAATTGTTATATATCCACTTGATGCAGTAGCCGCGTTTCTCGTGATTCCTTTATATGATGCCCATCGATCTGCAAAATCCCCTGTAGCTGTATCAGGAAACATTTGTTGCTGCAATGCTTGCTGGTTTACATACAGATCGTAAAACGAAGTAGCCATTCCTATGCAAAAAGCTGATAAATAAGAATTTCTTAAAAAAGGTTCAGATTGAGGAAGTTCGTTTTGAACGTCAGTTTTTACTCTGTCTACAATTTCTTGCCTGTTTGTTGGGTAATAAATAGTCATAATTATTCAATTAAATTTGATTAACTTATAACTGATACCAGTTGAGATGTTAGAAACCCTAACAAATGACAAGCTTTAATTGCTAATTATTTATTCCAAAAAATCTGTATTATTCCACAAAATATAGCTTTTATTTAAGATTTCATTTTGTGACCTATATATTGTAACATAAACCGCCACGCCATTGACAATAAAAGATGCGTCTGTCTCAATTTTAGTTGCTATGCTATCAGTAACTAGCCAAAACAAACAATCCGAAGTATAAGTTTGTGTAAGATTTAAAGTGTTTTGATCTCTACGCGCTTGACATAATAACCATAATTTCGATCCTATTTCGTATGTGTCAAATCCAGATAATAAATTACCGTGCCAACCCCTCCTCGCTTGGACACGGGGAACTTCGCTAGCCGCAGCCCTTTTATCGACATAAATTGACATTAATAAAGCAGTTTCTAATCCTTCAGTTAAAGCAAAATCCCCGTTTTCAAAATCGATATCCCAGTAACCTTTAGAATTATTTAATAATAAATCAGCCATAGTTAATTACTCGTATTATTAGAGCTTCCAGAAGTAATTGTACCTGTTGAAGACCCAACCAAAACCTCATCCCCGACTCTAGCAATCGCCGCCCCTCCGCTACCTAAATTAACCTTGCCAGAAAAATTAATATTTGCAGCTGTTATATTGGCGTCATTTGCTGTATTTATATTGATATTTCCTTTTGAATAAATATCAATATCCCCATTACTCATAAACTTAACGTAACTTCCTGTTTTTGGGCTTCCCACAATTACTTCCCCCTCTTTAAGTGGTTTAAATCGCTCCTGTGAACCATAAGGAATTCCCGCAAGATTTTCTTCTTGACCCATTACGTTAAAAACTAACGCAAAAGTATTTACTGGAGCGTTTGCCGATAATCCATAAGGATAAATAGTTTCTATGTAAGAAGCTTTTCCGAAATAGCTAACTTGAGCTGTTGCAAAAGATTGATTATCTTTGCCAGCTAAAGAAATATAGCATCGTTTTACTAAATTAATAACTTTAGATATAGTCTTCATATTAAAACCCAGTAAATATTTGCCCACCCCTTCCTTTCGAATGCTTTTTCTTTTTTTGCCTCTCTTTACCCATGATGTTTTTAATCGTAAACGAATCTTTATCGACTAATTTTAAAGTTGTCGTAGATCCTGAACTTAAATCATAATCGAAAGTAACTTCGCTTAATAAATAAGGCTCACCTAAATCGCAATAATCATCAACAACATTTACCAATTTATTAGGGAACCAAATAACGCCATCTTTTATCGCTGTAAATCCATAAACCGTAGCAGTATATTTAAATCCATCGCACCGTCTTCGGTTTAATTCCCATAAAGCCCTATTTTTTACTAAATCAGTATCATCAGTTGACGTCTCCATTTGCATATATTTAACCCTGCTCGTCCGGATATCTTCATCGGTGACACTGTTCACAACGTGTGTGCTTTTTTCTGGATCTAGAGAATCGGTAAAATCTGAAATGATTGAACCAACTCCCGAAGGGTTAGTCTGTGTAACCACAATATATTTATTAAATCTTTTGCTTGTATCGAATTCCGCGGTAGCAGACTTTACTGTCGCATATTGACTACTGGATGATAATAGCGATGTATTCATTGTTGACGTTCCAGATCTGTCAAAAACAATATTACCATCCCCATCAGATACTATTAACACCTGCCTTTTTTCTGCATATTGCTTGATAAAATCAAAAGCCCCCATGCCAAATTCTGGAGAGATAATCTCCCCCGCTTTAAAAGGCGCTAATTCGACATTACTCGAGACTTTTATGTTAGTTATATTGAGAGATGATAGTACTTTCTTAGTAACGTCTATTA